AATCCCCTTGCTTTAGCTAGGGGAGTATCAAGCGGCTTTAGACCTTCCTATTGGAGTCCTGGGAATCAAACAATCTGCGCCTTGCCGGATTCCTATTGCGACCTCGCTAGGGGTATCTTTACTACTGGAGCCACATCCTGAGATGTGGAAGTGGAAAGGGCGGCGCCAATCAGGCTGTGGCCGCTCCGAGGATTTCGTTGATTTCCTTCTCCTTTTTCTGCCTCCTTTCGGTTTCCATATTGGCGACCGCCCTAACCCTCCGGTCATATTCGCTCTTGTGAGATCGGCAGACTCCGGGCGGGCGGTCATATTACTATCATCTGAACGGGCTGTAGCTTATTCAAGCCTAATACCCTTCAGCCCCTCTTCGGCTTCAACTATATAGTGGAGTCCCGCTCCAACTATTATACAGACAACCTCATTACCGGCAGAGGAGGTTTGCGGGTAATAGACGTGCTGGTAGTCTATTACCTCTCGAATAGATTCCGGGATGGAATCGTCCCAGCAATCCCATTCGCTTATCTCGGTCAAAGCGTTGTTTTCATGTGCCTCGAAAGCATTTCTGGCTCGCTGCCAGTCTGTCGCTGTCCATAACTCCTGATTAATATCGGTGCTTTTCCATATAGTTGCCGTATGCTCCGTCATTTTTCTCTCTCCTATTCGTTGATTTCCTTTTCAGGATAGCCCTATTCTATACTAACGGCGTTCGTATGTTAATAGGCAAATGCAAAAAAACGAAATTATTTTCCGTGTCAAGGTTTTTATGTTTGTTACCGGCTGGAGCTCCGATCCTGACTGTCAGGCACTGTGATGCCAAGCATCACAGTGCCTGAAAATCTTCACATCGTTTGCTAAATGGGACATAGAGGACGCTTTTCAGGCAACTCTCGCAACTACAGCGCTTACCCGGTGCAATCCATTTCGGGCAAATCTTCACATAATTCACTAAACAGCGAAGCGGCTGCCATTTCGGGCAACCGCTCCATCTTGCCAATTTTCCGCCAACCTTAATACTCACTTGGCAGCAACACAGTTGTACTCTCTTTTGCTGTGCTGGTTAGCTCCTGCCTTACCCGCCTTGTTTTTATTGTTTTGACAGAGACCGGCAGATGATATAGCCGGTCTCTGTCGCCGCGAACCTGGCAGGACAACTTACGCAGCCGCAACTCCATCACTTTGAGTCGCCAGTTGCGCGACTCAAAGCCCGCTTTTCCCGACACCCGCCAGCACTCAAAAACGCACTCTTGGGCTAAATCATCCCATGACATATAGGATGGAAACGGGTATCCCAGCGCCGCCATCCGTCCGACCATGTAGGAGGCATCGCGGACGATTTGCGGGTGCAGTGGCAGATAGGCGGCAGTGTTCTCCTGTGAGAGCTTGCGGTGATAGCCCGGACAGACCCAACCTCTTCGTCGAGCGCGGGAGCGAGTCGCCGACGGCAAGGCTGCTATCTGCGACTCGGAAAGAGAAGCCAGCGGTGTGCGAATATGGCTCACTCTGATTGCTCCTGTGCTTTTCTGAGTCTATCCGCCCATGCCGGCGGCAAGCTCTCCGGCGTCAGGTTTGCGAGCGCCCAGTCCCGGTACTGCAACAGCGCTTCCGGCGCTTCAACCGGCTCGTCGTTGGGCATCTGGCGTATAGCGCGAGAGACTGCTTTGTAGGCGTCACGACACGCCTGCGGCTTAATGGCGCGTAAGAGCGTCAGTTTCCACGCTGCCAGAGGCGACTCAAACCCGCGTGTCTGTTGCTTGGCGAGAGTCAGTAGCTCGCCGCAAAAGATGATTTGTGCCTCCGGCTCGTCGTGCAGGCTGCGGATATGCTCTAGAGCCTCAACGGTGATTCTGCCGCGATGCCAAAAGCCGCTCTCGAAAAATCTCTGCATCAACCAAATGCGGGTGGTGCAGCCGCCGTTTTTGTTGCGTTGGCGGCGGCGGTAAATCGAAAACTCAAAAGTCCAGCCATCAGGGGCAATCCGCAGTAGTTGCGAGGTGTGCCCCTTCTCGCCTGCGTAAGCGCGGGTGGCGTCGTTGAAAATAACGGTCTCGGTGATTTCGGTCATAGTAGCTCCTATTATGGAGCAATAGGCGAGAATCGTGGTAGGATACCTCCAGCCACGCGATACGCACTTATCGCTCGGTTAGCCCTGCTCGCTGAGGTGTCCGCCTCGCGGCAGGGCGTTAGTGTTTCAGGGGACTAGCTAATCCCCTCGATTACGTAGACGGCTCGCTGCCCCGGCTCGCGGCGCGAAATGACGCGCTCGAATTTCGCCAGCTTCGACAGATAGGTATGCAGCGTAGCTGTTGAAACGCCGAACCCGGCAGCGAGTTCAGCCAGCGTATGCGGGCGCTCTCGCAACCGCGCCGCCAAGCGTTGCAGGTTAGGGGTGTAGGTTGGCTGATAAGCGTACACCCGTTTTCGTTCTCTTATTATCATACCGCCAGTATACCCTGTCACTGGCGGCGGATTGAGTTGGGCAAACTTGCCCGAGGTCCGGTGTCTGTATATATTGCTCAGTCCGCTTTTTTGCGCCTTTGCCACCTGGTCTTGATGGCTTTTTTGGCGGCCCTTGTTTTGCGCGGGCTTTTGGCGCGGCCGGCTTTTTTGGCGGCTTCCGTCTGGCGAAACAGACGGCTGGCGACCGCGTGCATGGCGGGCTGTATCTCAGCAGGCAGTAGCGCCTCAGCGGGCGGCGTTGGCAAGCGCAGGCAAAAGCCGATGAACTGCTCGGCTAACTCCCTGTCTTTTTTGCGCTCTTCAGGCGTTTTCAATCTAGTCTCCTTTCGTTTGAATGCCCGCCAATTAGCATCGGCTCAATCCAGACGGCGCGGCGCTGGCTGAAATCCACGCCGTAGGCTTGTTGGCGGAAATGTCCGCGCCGCCAGTGCAGGCGCGGGCTGGCGTGTTCGGTGTGCGCGGCGTTTGACTCAGAGGCTTGCCGCGCCGCCCGGTACTCCGCGCCGATAAGGTTGGGCGTCCACAGTTCCAAGCCGCTTTTGCGGTTGACCTCTTTTTTCCTGCCGCGCCGGTAATGCTCCGGGCGAGCCTGTAGCGCCATCAGAACGCGAAAGACCAATTCCGTAGCCTGGTGTAAAAACGCCGCCTCGTCGCCTTCTAGCGCCAGATCGAAGGCGTCAACATGGTAATCGTTGGCGGCGATGTCGGCGGTTTCGATAAACGGCGCGTCGGCGGCATTGAGCGCCCGCGAGAGTAACGGCAAGTCCGCCGCCTGGGTGTAGGCGGTGAACGTGATGAATGAATTATGGTTGAGCGTGGTTGCGCCGCCGCCCGGTATGGTGAGCGGCTCACCGGCGCGGATTCGCGCATAGCCGAGAAAGCTGACGGGCGCGGCGGCGGTCGCTAAAAACCCGGACGGGAACATGAGAAGCGCCGCCTCGAATGGCAAGCGCAAGTCGTCCCAGCGGGTCGCGGGCGGCGGCGTGGTTTGGGAGGCGGCGGCGGCGAATTCCGGCGCGAGGAACAGCGTCGGGACATTCTGCTGAAAAAGTTTTAGCGCCGCGACGCCGACGGCGCGAAGGGTGTCCGATTGGTTGCCGCCCTGCAAGCCGAGTACGCCGGTGGCGAGAGCGGCGGCGACTGCTTTCACCGAGCCGTAGTTGCCGATGTCGCGGTAGGCTCGCGGGTAACACCGCCGCCACAGGTCGGGGTAGGCGGTTGCCGCGATTTTGTAAATCTCATCAAGGAGCATGAGATTTATCCTCCTCAGCCGCCCGTTCTGACCACTCGGAGGGCGGCGCTTCCAGTGAAATCTCTACGTCAGGGCGGGTGGCGTAGATTTTCAAATTTCCATTACGCAACACGCCCGCCTGCTCGTCCGGGATAGAGCGCGGGTCAATCCCCATGACCGCGAAGGCGCGGGCGGCGCGTTTTGCCTGCTGCTCCCACGCCGCGACGATGCGGGGTGAGAGCAGCACGTTGTCAAGTTGAATGCGCCGCAATTTTACAAACCTCCTAGGCGGCGCAAGGCTTCTCCAGCAGAAATTTTCGTCCTATTAGCTTCGATGAACTTGATTCCATCGACTACTCTAGCTTCTAGGCTAGAGCGAGGTGCAAACGGCACCTCAAAGCGTTTTTCTGTGCCCCCAAGCGCCGCTTGAAGCGGCAAGAATGGGACGATTCTATAGTATGAAAGTATTAGCGCACCTTCTTTCACTTCTATAAAACTGTTCTCCCTCCATCCTTCTCTGTAGTTAGGTATCTCTCGTATGTTACCTGCTATTATTGTATCGGGGATTACAGCTCCCCTGGTTTCGGCTTCGTTGATTACCGCTTGCCGGAACTTATAAAACTGTTCTTTACTCAACGGCTTTGAGTGGTATGTATCATATTTTATAGGGCAATCTCGCGTTATAAGCCCTTTGAACAAACCCAACAATTCTCCATCCCCCAGCTTAGGGATTTTATCTATTCCTTTCAGGATTGCCTTCGCGCCGCGTTTCAGCACGTAAGCCGGAATGTTGTTGCTCAGGTAAAGGAATTTACGAGCCGGGTTGGCCTTTGCTCGCAATTCTTTTACCCGGGCGAGTCTTATACTCTTTTGCTTCTCTTTGGCCTCGTCAAAACTACAATCAAACGGGGCGATAATAATTTCCCCGCTAATTGATTGAAAACGAGCAAAAAGGTTGCTCTTGAATGGGCGGTGTGACCACCACACCCCGTCTATCTTCTGAATTTCAAATTCTTGTCTTATTATTTTCTTGAAAGTTTCAGCAGCGACTGCCGCCTCTTCTTCCAGGGTGACTCTGTGGTTACCTATGTAATCAAAAATGCCCAGTACTTTGTCGGCTTGATATGTTTTGTTCGCCGTTATAGTGTATATATTTTCCATGCGTTCTCCATCCATCCGCATTCAGGGTCTCGGATGGTAGCCACTAAATTTCACACAAGCCGCGAGCCGCCTGTGAGACGGCAACTCTTATTTTCGCGGCATATATTGGCGTTCTGCCGGAGGCGGCGCTATACTCGCCTCCTATTCGTTGACTGCCCCGCGGGGAATCCCTTTCGGGATGCTCTAACCGAGCAGGCTGGCGACTGTTACTCGCCGGAGCCACGCGGGGCATACATAATACTAAACGTAACCTCCTACACCACCGGGGCTGCCGGTCGGGCGTATTCAGTAGTATCGCAGTCGCCGGGATTGCGCTGCGAGCCAAGGTGCACCTCACGGCGGCGCAAACCGCAGACGGCGCAATGCGAGTTAAACTCCAGCGCCGTTCCGCCGAGACCCCAGACGCCTGGGTTCTCGGCGTTACCGCCCTCGCCCGCCGCCGTCCAGTCGTGGTCGTCGGGGGCGGCGCCGCATCCCTCACCGCCCATGACGGCGCGGATGAGATTTTCGTGGTTTGGCGGAATTTCGACTTCCAGCCGCTGCTCCGACCACTCGGAGTCGTCGTCCTCCAAGCGGAAATAGGCGTTGACGACGCGGCCTTCGTCGCCGTCGTAAGAACCCTCTCTGACCCACTCCCGGGTTAGCCGTGCTGCCTGGAGCTGCGCCGCCGCATCCTGCTCGGACTCATCGCCGGCGGGAATGTAGAAGTAGTCGCAGTGGGACGCCCCGCTCTCCTCGCGGAGCGATACTTTGTATTCTCTCAAATCTCTCAAATCTCTCATTTTAACTCTCCTATTCGTTGATTTCCTTTTCAGGATAGCCCTATTCTATACTAACGGCGTTCGTATGTCAATAGGCAAATGCAAAAAACGAAATTATTTTTCGTGTCAAGGTTTTTATCGCCCGCAGTTCGGGCGTGTCGTCAAAACCGATTTGCCGCTGGACGATTATCTGTACCGGGAAATGACGGAAATCATCCGGCACACCAACGAATTAACCCGGAGCCTCTACGATGCCCAAGACGATCTCTAAACTGTATCTGAAAAAAAACGTGCTGGAAGCGGCGCGGGAGCGCTCGGCTGGGTGGTTACCAGAACGTCGGAATTCGCAGCGGAATTGCTGGCAGCCGCACCATCTGGATTGAGCCGGCTCTGGTCGGCGATTAGCGCGGTTTTGAGCAAAAACAATTCTAGTATCCCGCCTTTAATTACATACCCCGAAAAAAAAGCGCTTGACGACGCTTTTCAGGCTGTGTATCCTACGGTCAAGTACCAGCGGACACCTCCGCATTGCAGGCTGACAATTTACCATCTTTCTCTATCCCCTGAATTTTCAGGGTCGCCTTCAGGCGGTAAGTATCTGAGTTGAGCAGCCAAAATTCTCTTACCCGTCGTGTCTCTGCTCAACTCGCGGTCAATCACTCCTTACATTTTCGGCGCGGTACAATGGCAAGAAATTTATCGGCGAAGAAGCAGGCGGACGTGCGCCGGCGCAAGCAGCGTCAGGCAGTCGTTTACGTCGCCCACCAGGCGGCTTTTTTGGCATCGTTGCGTGCCAGCCGCGAGTACCGGCGCTTGCAGGGGCTCACCAACAGCCCGGAACACGCCCTGATCGAGCGCAATCGCCGCATTGATGCCGAACGTAGCGCCGCGCATTATCGCTTTGAAGGAGCGCTGACCGCTACCAACTGGCACATCAGCGACGTGCCGGAGAACTGGCAATGGATAGACGACGTGCGCCATAAAGCGGCGGCTTACGACGAGGCGGTTGAACAACAGGCGGGCAAACGCCAATTGCGCCTGCTGCTCGGACGCCTGCACTATGCCGACCATCAGTTGCAGCAAACCATCGCGGCGGGCTGAGGCGTGGCAATCAATCGTCTGACTTTGCTGAGAACACGACCGGCGGCGCAACCGCCGAGCCGTCGCGAGGTCGCCGATTGCATTGTTGAGCGTCGGGCGACGGACAGCCGGATATTCCGGCAGCAAGGCAAATCATGATGTGGCGCGGCTGGCACAACAACGGAGAATCGGGCATGGGCAAGGAAGAGTTTAAGAACCCGGCAAAGGGCGACAAATTGGTGATTCAGGTAAACAAAGAGACGCACAGGGTGCGCTTCGCCAACGAGTCGGAAAAAAAAGCTGATGTCATCATCGAGCCGCGAGATACAGCGAATGGCAACCCGGATAAGCAAACCGCAATTAAAAGTTGAACGGCTGCCGCTTGCCGGAATCAAGCTGGAGCCGCAGAACTGCCGCCGTCATGCTGAGCGCAATATCGCCACCATCAAAGCCAGCCTTGAGCAATTCGGGCAGCAAAAAGCGATCACGATTGATTATCGCAACTGTTGTCTGGCAGGCAACGGCACGGTGATTGCCGCCCGCGAACTCGGCTGGACGCACATTGACGCCTGCCGCTCGGCGCTGCGCGGTAAAGATGCGCGGGCGTATAGCATCGTAGATAATCGCGCCAGCGACCTCAGTGAATTCGATTTTGAAGAGCTAGCCGGACACCTTAAAAGCCTGAAAGCGGCGAACTATAATTTGCAGGCGCTCGGCTGGGAAGCGCATGAAATTGAGCCGTTGCTGAAAGCCACTTGGACGCCGCCGCCGCTCGCAGAATTACCGACGCGAACCGCAACAACGGAAAGCCTGTCGGATGAAGACCGGCAGGTGATTGACGAGGCGATCAGCCACTATCGGAAAAGCCACGCCGGACTGACCGACAGCGAATGTCTGGCGCGTATCTGCCGGTTCTATCTCGACCATGCCGGAACCAAAAAACTCAAGCGGGCAGCTTCCGGCGCTACTGGTTAGCTATGTCTACGGCAAGCGGTTTCTGAAACGCCGCCCTGAACTCGACTACCGCGATTGGGTCTTGGATTCCGGCGCCTACTCCGCTTTTAATAGCCAGATTGAAATTCGCCTCGATGATTACATCGTATTCGCTCGTCAGCAAATCGAAACCGACCCGACGCTCTCGGAAGTCTTCGCGCTCGATGTGATCGGCGATTATCGCGCCAGCCTCCGAAACACCGAAACGATGTGGAAGGCGGGCGTCCCGGCGATTCCGTGCTATCACTACGGCGAGCCGGAATGGGTCTTGAAGGAGATTGCCGCGCAGTATCCGAAAATTGCGCTAGGCGGTTGCGCCCGGGTGCCGGTAGAAACCAAAGTGCAGTGGTCCGCGCAAGTGTTTGCGCGGGTATTTCCCAAACGCATTCACGGCTTCGGCTTCGGCGGCGACCGCTACGTGCGCGAATTGCCGTTTCATTCCGTTGACTCGACAAGCTGGGTAATTCAGCCGGGTCGCTACGGCAAGTGGCGGGCTTTCGGCAACCGGAAACTTCGCAGCCGCTCGGTCTCGATGCTGGCGGAAATCGAATGGTACTTACGGCTCGAACGCGAGGCGCAGGCGCGGTGGGCGGCGGTGATGCGGCAAATGAACACGACGGGTCCGGCGGTACGGCTGGCGGTATCGTCAACGCAACTCAAATACTTCGTCAAAGCAGCATGACAGAACGAACAGGCAGGGTCTTGCTTTATTCCGGCGGCATGGACAGCTACGCCCTACGGCGATTATGGAAGCCGGACGTAACCCTCTATATCAATCTCGATACCGCATACAGTGAACGCGAAATCGCCCGACTCGACGCCGGCGTTACCGTTATTGACTGCCCGACTCTCCGGCAATTCGAGCGCCCCGATAAGATCATTCCGTTACGGAACCTCTTTCTGGTCTGTTTTGCAGCACAATTCGGCACACGCATCGCCATCGGCGCTACTGCCGGCGACCGGGTACGTGATAAAGACGAAAAATTCGCTGCCGCGACGAGTAAACTCCTCCGCTATATCTGGCAGCCGGATCACTGGACAACCGGCAAACCAATCTTCGTTGAACTGCCCTTTAAGCAGTATACGAAGGCGCAAATCGTCGGGGCATTTATCCGCGACGGCGGCGATCCGCAGGAATTGGCAAGCCGCAGCTTCTCCTGCTACCAGCCGACTGAAGACGGGCAGGAATGCGGCGCGTGCAAACCATGTTTCCGCAAATGGGTGGCGTTCAAGCTGAACGGCATCGAGATTGAGCCGTCGGCGCGACCTTATATTGAACGCGAAATCCTGCCGCTGATTCAGGCGGGCAGTTACGGCAGAGCCGAGGAAGAGCAGGAAATTTTACAGGCCTTGGCGTTATGAGGTGGCGACTCGAGAAAGAGTTTCGCTTTGAAGCGGCGCATCAATTACCGGATCACCATGGCAAATGCGCCAGATTGCACGGACATAGTTGGCGTGGCGCGTTGATTTGCGAAGGCGATGAATTACAGCAAGAAGGCAGCAGCGCCGGAATGCTGGTGGATTACGGCGAGATGAGCGCCGCCGTCAAGCCTTTGGTCGAAAATTATCTTGACCATTTTTTCCTCAACGATTCGCTAGACCTCGAAGCGCCGACTTCCGAAGTGATCGCGCAGTGGATTTACCGGCGCATCAAGCCCGCCTTGCCGGCGCTGGCGGCGGTCAGGATTGAGGAAACTTGCACTTCCGCCTGTATCTACAGCGAAGCGCACTCACCTAACGGGTAGTAAAACGCTGTCTAGCTGTAGCTGACAGCGTTCGATTTGACTGTTATGGTTTTTTGGCGTTCTGATTGCCCGCCGGCGCGCCCGACTTGCGCGCGGGTAATCCAAGGGCGCGACGCACATAACCGGATACGGATAAACCGGCGGCTTGCGCTTGCGTTTTGAGGAGCCGTAGCTCCTCGTCAGTCAACGAGAGTAAAATGCGCCGCATTAGAGGGTTTCTCCCGTCGTCTGGCTGCGGAGCAAACTTATTTGCCCGCTCTCAGCAATCGAATAATACCGGCGGCGCGTCGGCTCTTCGCAGCGCACAGTGACGACGCGCCGCGCGGTAAAAACGGCAAGCTGATTATCCGGCGATAAGGTCTCGCGGATGCGCTGAACTGCTAGTTGCTGATGGTGGTTCATTTTGCCTCCACTTCAGCGTCGCCTACTTTATCGGAAAAATAGGCTTTCGCTAATTTTATATAAGGTTTCAAGCTACGCCTGACATTGCGCCGGATGTGGGCGCGGGTGGCAGCCGAAGCAAAGCGGTTAAGCGGCGTGTCCTGACGGCGGCTATTGCAACTGCGGCAAGCCGTTATGAGGTTTGTCTCGTGGTTCGCGCCGCCGTCAACGCGGCAGACGAGATGGTCGAGGGTGATGTCACGGGGGTCAGCGCCGTGCAAATCGCGCAAACAATAGATGCACGTCATATTGTCCCGTAAATTGATGGCGAGCCGCTTTTCAGGGCGTATCCAATTGCCGCCACTCAATTTCTTGTACCCTTTAACCTTCGTTCTCATAATCAATGTTATATCATATTGATTTAGGAGATTGCAAGAACAATGTGATATAAGATTGATTTTTTTTTGAAAAAAATTGAAAACCTTTGCCATTAACGAGATCTTCCTGAGCCTACAGGGAGAAGGGGGACGAGCCGGAACCGCCAATGTATTCGTGAGATTTGCCGGGTGCAACCTACGTTGCGCCGCCGACAGCCCGGAAGAAAACGGGCAATTTGATTGTGATACGGAGTTTAGCGGCGGCAGAAAATTTACGGTCGCGGACTTGCTCGCGGAAGTTGAGCGCAGTAGCGGAGCGTGTCGCTGGGTAATCCTGACCGGCGGCGAACCGCTTTTGCAGGTTGACACCAATTTGCTGGCGGCGCTACACGACGCGGGTTACCAGATTGCGGTCGAAACTAACGGGACACAGCCGTTGCCGGTCGGGCTAGATTGGGTGTGTGTAAGTCCGAAAACTGCCGAACACACTCTAAAAGTTTATGAAGCCGATGAGGTCAAGTACGTTCGTCACGCCGGACAAGCGTTGCCGAAGCCGACTATAAAAGCCGCGCATTATTTCCTCTCGCCCGCCTGGGACGCACACGGCTTGAACCGCGACAACCTGGCGTGGTGCATCGAACTCGTAAAAGAGAATCCGCAGTGGAAACTTAGTCTACAGCAGCATAAATGGTGGAAAATCCGCTAACTCCAACATTACTTATTCAACAAGCCGTGCGGCAGATTATCGGGGCGCTCGGTGAAGACCCGGCGCGAGATGGCTTAACCAAAACGCCGTCACGGGTGGCTCGCGCCTTTGAAGAGCTTACCTCCGGCTACACACAGAATCCTTCGGTTATTCTGGCCTCGCAATTCGACAATGAAGATTACGACGAGATGATCATCGTGAAGGATGTGGGATTCACCTCGCTTTGCGAACATCATTTGCTGCCGTTTACCGGCTTTGCCACGATTGCCTATATCCCGGCGCACGATAAAATCGTCGGCATCTCAAAGCTGGCGCGACTGGTCGAATGCTTTGCCCGCCGCTTGCAGGTGCAGGAACGTATCACTACGCAAATCGCACACGCGATTAACGAGAACCTCATGCCGCAAGGTGTCGGCGTAATCGTCCGGGCGACGCATTCCTGCATGGCGATTCGCGGCGTTCAAAAAGCCGCCGAAACCGTCACGAGTTGTATGTTGGGAGCGTTTCGCGTGGATGCCGGAGCGCGCGCTGAATTGATGGCGCTGGCGAAAAACTAAAGCGGCGTAATCGTAACTCGTAAATTCACCTCTTCGGTTTCCGGCGGCTCTTCATCGCAGACCCGCAAGGTCAGGGCGCCGGACAGTTCCGCGCCGGTCACGTCATAGCGAAACGGCAAATCATTTGCCATCGCCACCGCCACCGGCAATCCCTTATCGTATTTTTGTAACTCTTTAATCAATTCGCCGACCGTCACGCTGCCACTATACTACAGACCTGTATGGAGTACAAAATTTGTTGTCTGCATAGAAACCGCTTCGCTACAAAGCGACTATGCACAATTACAGGCGCATTGTCGTTCGCTTGGATGAAGTCCTGAAAGCGCAAGGGCGCACCCGTTACTGGCTGGCGCAACAGACCGGTATCAGTGAAAATCAACTCAGCCGCATCGCCACACAAAAATCGAGCGGCATTATGTACGAAACGCTGGCGACCATTTGCGACGTGCTGGATTGCGACATCGGCGAGGTGCTGACACTCGTGCCGCGCAACTGACGCTCCTACGCGCCTCGCGCCCTCATGTCCGGTGAGCAAACAAGCCCTTTCTGCAAAACATCGCAAGCCGAAAAACCCGGAGCGTCCGGTCTGCGGCGCAAAACTGAAAAACGGCAAAGGCCGCTGCCCGATCAACATTCTCTACCCGAATGGCAGATGCCGCGTCCACGGCGGACCGACGCCAGCCGGCATCGCCGCGCCAAATTTCAAGCATGGTCGCCGCTCGCGCTATCAGCCCTTCTTTGTCGGCGCCGGCTTGGAGCAGGTCGTCAAGGAAGAACTTGGCGACTTGCAACTGCACTCTTCCGACGACGCTCTTGAGCTATTGCAACGGCGGGTCATGCTGCTGTTGAGTCGTGGCTACGGGATTGAATTTCTCAGTGCGTTGCTGAAAGGCTGGGACGTGCTGGAAAAAGCCTTGCTCGACAAAGATGCTGAAGCGCAGCGCCGCGCCCTCGTGGTCTTGCGCGACCTCATCAAAGAAGGCGGCGCAGAAGCCGGGCGCTGGAAAGAGATTTACCGGCTGGAAGAGCAGATGGATAAGCTGCGTGACCGCGCCAGCCAGAAGGAATACCGCCATCACAAATTGCAGATCGAGCGGCAGAAGCTGGTGCGCGTCGAACTCGTCAAGCAGCTGATGAGCGGGCTGGTCTACGCCGCCAAAGATGTTATCCGGCAGGCGCTCGATGAAGCCGGACGCCCCGATTTAGCGCAGGATGCTATCACCGCACTTTTTAACGAATACTGCCGTTTCGCCGGAAGCGGACCTAAACAACTGGATTCAGGAGAAGATTCTCGACGGGCAGACTCCGAAGCAGTTGCTGCGGAGTGGCAGGCAACCGCCGAACCTGCTTGAACGGGAGCGCCGGGCACGACAAGGCAGGGGCGAGAAAAAAGAGCCGCCGACCTTCCGCGGCGCCAATCTGGAAGCCCAAACCACAATCCTGCACGAATGGTTGCTTTCCGGTCCGGCAGAAACCGGCAAGACGTTTGCCGCGCTCTGGCTATTGGATTCACTGCTGCGGCAAACCGCAAAGGCGCAGGCGATTTTAGCTCGCAAACTCCAGGTCTCAATCTGGGGGACGGTTCTTATCACCTATCAACGCATTCAGGATCTACGGGGGGCGATGGGGGATAAGCCTGTCATGGCTTATGGCGGGCAAAAGCCTGAATGGTACGACTATCCGAATGGCGCGCGACTGTGGATTGGCGGCTTGGACAATCCGCAAAAAATCCTTTCCGGTGAACGCGATTTCATCTACATCAACCAGGCGGAAGAATTTACGATTGACGACTGGGAAACGCTGCTGACGCGCTGTACCGGACGCGGCGCGGTAACGCCAACCCCGATGCTCTTTGGCGATTGCAATCCGGGCGCCGAAGATCACTGGATTCTGAAACGTCCGACGCTCAAGCTCTTTCACAGCAAACACCTTGATAACCCGGCGCTCTATGATGAGGACGGCAGGTTGACAGCGCAGGGTAAGCGCACGATAACAACCTTGCGGTCGCTCACCGGCATTCGTAAAGCCCGCCTGTGTGACGGACTGTGGGTTGGCGCCGAAGGGCAATACTTTGAGGTCTGGGACGCTGACCTGCATACCTCTGAAGCCTTCGAGATTCCAGAAGACTGGCCGGTTTGGGGCGCTCTGGATTATGGCTGGGCACACCCCACTGCCTTCGGACTCTTCACGCAAGACAATGACGGGGTGATTTATCTTGTCGGCGAACACATTCAGCATAAATGGCTAGCGCCACAACACTGCAAAGCGATTCGTCGGCTGGCGGAAGGCGCCGGAATCCACTGGCGCCGGGTTCGTCAGATTGTTGCCGGTCACGATGTTTTTCAACAGCGCGGCGCCAGCGACGGGAAAACGATTGCCGATCAATACAGGGACGCGACAGACCCGGAAACGGGCGACTTTATCGGGATGAACCTTGAAAAGGCGACGATTGACCGCATCACCGGCGCCCAGGAATTACTTGCCCGTTTGGGGAACCCGGAAGTGGGAATCAAACCGACGCTTAAATTTTTCAACAACTGTCGTCGAACGATTGCCTCGATGACGCGCATGGTTTGTGACCCCCGTGACCCCGAAGATGTTAAGAAGGTTAATGCCGACGTCAATGGCGAGGGTGGCGACGACGAATTCGACATGTGCCGCTATGGCGCTATGGTTAAGGCTGTTTACGTTCCTTCCGTTTATTAACGATGTCATTGTGGAATTCCGTTAAAGGCGCGTTTCGGCGCGCCACCGTGGCCTTCAGTATTGTCCCGAATTACTTTGCCAATGTTCGCTGGCTGATTTCCAGTCAGTACTTGAACCTGGTTAAGGAGGGCTATAAAAAGAATTCCGTCGTTTATTCTTGTGTACGTCTGCTGTCGCAATCAGTCCCTGAAGCGCCATTAAAATTCTACCGGCAAAATGATGGCATGGAGACCGAAGCGCCGGAGCATGAATTCCGTGAGCTTATCCGCCATCCGAATGCGCTGCAAACCGAGTACGAATTCTGGGAACTCACGGTTATCCAGCTCTCCATGGTTGGACAGTCCTATTGGTGGAAGCAGCGCGGCAAAAGCGGGCGAGTGATCGCCCTCTGGCCCCTCAGACCCGACCGCGTTACGCCGATTTACACGAATCAGTTGCCACCGCTGCAAGCGTGGTATTACAACCTGGAAGGCACACTTTATGAGCTTCCGGCTGATGATGTTCTGAACTTCAACTACCCTGACCCTGATGATGTAACCGGCGGCATTGTGGAAGGTTTTGGACCGGCACAGGCGCTCAGGCGCGATGCCGATATTGACAATCAGGCGACGCGCTTTGCCTTCGCTTTGTTGAATAATTACGCCATGCCTGGCACGGTGCTGACCACGAAAGCCAAGCTGGACCAAAAGCAAGCCGATGAGTTGAAAGAGCGATTTGCCCGCAAATACGGGCAAATGCATATCGGCGAACCGGCGGTCATTGACGGCGATACGACGATCCAGCAGCTGTCATTTAATCTCCGCGATTTGCAATTCAGTGGACTGCGCGATAACGATGAAGCGCGAATCTGCGCGGGCTTTGGGGTCCCGGCGGTTCTGGTAGGCGTTAAAGTTGGGTTGGAAAAAGCTCACTTTTCCAACCAGCGGGAGGCACGCGAGTTTTTTGCCGAGACGACGCTGTCGATTCTCTGGACTAGGCTTGCCGACCGCATTAACGCCGACCCGGATTTCAGTGAGCCTAATTTACAGGCGCGCTTTGATACCTCGAATGTCCGCTCCCTGCAAGGACAGCATAACGAACATGCGACCCGTTATTACGACGGGCTGAAACTCGGCGCCGTAACCATCAATGAATATCGAACCAAAGGTTTGCGCCTGCCGTCCTTGCCGGATTGTGATGTCCGGGTAATGCCGACGACGTTTATGGAGGTTGGCGATGGCGGGCTGCCCGTGCTGCCGGTGGTTGATGAGCCGGTGAAGCCAAATGGCGCGGCGAAGCCGAATTAGGACGAGTATATGGTGATTGAAGCTGGCGCAATGTATTCTTGCTAAATCGTCTTGCGGACATTTTCACCAAACCATAATGAACTATTCCTCCACGCAGTTTGAACTGCCGGATTATCTCGCCAAAAAGGTGCGCCGTTTGGGAACAGGCATCCCCGACGATGAACTGGCGGCGGACGGTCGTGAAGCGCTCACCCATATCACCGTCAAATACGGCATCCACACGACGGACGTGGAGCTGGTGCAGCTTACGCTCGATAAGCAAGCGCCAGTCGCCGTGACGTTCGGCAAAACCGCGCTGTTCAAAGCCTCGGAGTCGGGAACCGATGTTGACGTGCTGTATGTTTCGGTTATCAGCCCGGAACTGGAAGCCCTGAACCAAAAACTAACCGAGCGACTGGCTCATACCACGACGCAATCATCTTATGTGCCCCACATCACAATTGCCTATCTCAAAGCAGGTGAAGGCGAAAAATATGTCGGCAGCGAATTTCTTGCGGCGCAGGAGTTTACCTTTACCCTTCTGACGTTTGCTGCTTCTGACGGGAATCGCTATTCGATTTATCTGAGCAACGACGGAGTAAAAACAATGTTTGAAGCAGTCAAATTCACCAACGACGAGAAGACGGAAATCACCGGACCGGGCATCCCTTTCGGCGGGCCGTTTAAGAACCGCGCTGGCGAAGATTCCGATTTGCATGGTGAGTTTTTCACCAAGAATACCAACTTTGCCTTTGATTGGTTCCAGGAGCGTCCGCTGCTTTACCAACATGGCAAAGACAATGACGTAAAGCTGGTTCCGGTCGGGCGCGTCAAGAGCTGGATGGTCGGCGACAAAGCCGTCACCACGCAAGCCATTCTCGATAAAAATAGCGAATACTTTGAGGCGATCCGGGAGGCGGTAGATAAAGGCGGTCTCTACTTCTCGTCCGGCGCCATGGGGCATCTGGTGCAGATTGACAAGCAGACTGGTGAGATTAAGACCTGGCCGTGGGTCGAACTCAGTCTCACGCCGACACCCGCCAATTTCTACGCCTCGGTGGATTTCGTCACAGCGCAAAAGCATTTCAAAGACGCCGGCATCGAATTCAATCTGACCGACCCTGCTGCCGACAAGCAACCTGCCGATAAAAAATCGTCCGGGCGGCTGGTCATTGCCGGCGTAAAGAGCCTCTTTGACGACGTACTGGCAGAGATCATGGAGCCGGATATGTGGCAACTTTATAACGCCTACATTCGGGTTGTCTGCCAGATCAAGCAACTGCATGGTGTCACGGAAGGCACATCCGTGTCTATAAATCCGGAGGCTATGCTAGATGAAGCTGTGGCGCAATTTATGGGGCTGTTGCGTGAAGTCTCCCTCAAGTTTATCAGCGACGAGTCGGATAATTATTACCCATACCGGAGCGTCGAACTCGAAAAAATCAAAGCGCTAATTGACGCGAAACAAGACGGGGCGATGGTGCGCCTCAGTCTGGTGGACCACTCCGCTGCGGTGATGGCTGCCAACGAGGAGTTATTCGGGCGTGTGAAGGTAATCTGCACCGAGCGAGTAAAGGACGGCCGGGTGTTATCGGCGGCAAACCGTGACAAGCTGCGAACCTTGCATACCAAGATCGGCGAAGCGCATTCGCAGATGGGTGACCTGCTGGACCAGACCGAACCGAAGAAAGCGGAAGCAGAAATGGCTGATAAGATGATAGAGCAGCCGGACAGTAAAAAGTCCGATGGCGCTCTATTGCTCAAAGCCCGCGCGCTATCGTTATTGGCATTTCAGAGCGGCGATGCCGCAACGGAGATAATCAATGATTAAAGAGATTCAGAAAAAATTACAGACGGAAATGTCTGCCATTAAAGCCATCACCGATCGCTATGCCGGTAAATCCGAGGATATGACCGAGGAGGACCGGCAGCAACTCATGCAGCATGTCACCAAGGGTGAAGCCTACCGCCAGGAGATCGAATCGTTGCAGAAAGCCGAGGCGTTGAAAGAATTCGCCGATGAGCCTGCTTCCACTCTGCCGCTGGCTGGCATTCAGGCGCAGCCCGGACAGATCAAGATGGAAGGCAGTTATGAATCGGGGCTGACGGTGTTTGAGCGCGAGTTCAATAACCGCGACCGCGTGGCGCGTGAAATCCGTATGGCGTATGAGGAAGGCGAATGCCGGGTTGATGATAAGACGCTGGCGGCTACCTCCACCAAAGATTACCGGGATTCCTACCGCGCTTATCTGCGAAAGGGGAAAGAAGGCGTCACCAGTAATCAATTGAAGACCCTTCAGGAAGGCTCGGATACGGCAGGTGGTTTCCTGGTGCCGCCCGATATCCTCAACCGCGTCATTGCCAAAAAGCCGACGCCGACCAGGATTGCCGGACGAGTGACGCGCTTACAGACCATGCGTGACCGGCTGCTCATCCCCAAGGTCAATTACACGACCGATGACCTGTACACCACCGGCATTCGCGTCACCTGGACGGGTGAAATCCCGGCGTCGGCAACCACGCATCGCGTCACCGACCCGATCTTTGGGCAGGTGGCGATTCCGATTCACACCGCCATGCTGTCGATGCCGATAACCAACGACATGATCGAAGACAGCAGCTTTCCGCTGGTGGAATGGTCAAGCGGCAAATTCGCCGAGACCATTGATTTACTGTACGACAATATGATCCTGAATGGCAACGGCATCGGGCAGCCGTTCGGTATTCTCAACAATCCCGGTGGCGCTAATCAACCGGCGGTGGTGGTTTCAACCAACGGCTCGGCGGTCACCTGGGCCGGCTTGCAGAACATCGCCTTTGCGGTGCCGGAGCAGTACGACGACGACTGTGTATGGATCTTCAATAAAACCAGCACGGCGCTCGCCATCTCCAAGTTGGTAGACGGACAATCGCGCCCGTTCTGGAGCATGGGCTATGAAGACAGCGGTTTGATTCCGTCAATCAAGAATCGCCCGTTACTCGGCTACCCGGTGCTCTATAGCGGCTTTGCCCCGAATATCGCCGCCAATGCCTTTCCTTACATCTTCGGCGATCCGAAGGGCTACTACCACGTTGACCGCATCGGCTTCTCGATTCAGGTGTTGAATGAACTCTACGCCGAATCGAATCAGAAACTGCTGCTCGGACGTGTCCGCTTTGGCGGGCAGGTTGCAGAAGACTGGCGGTTGAAGATCGGCAAATGCAGCGCCTAATAGCGGAAGTCAGTAGTCAGTAGACTACGAGGCGATTTCTGATTCAGGGATAACAAGCAAAGGCAGGGAAGGGTAATGGCTCTTCCCTGTTGCATCACAAGGAGAAAAGATCATGCTTTATCATTTACTTTCGGCAGTGGGCTTACTGAAAGCCATGCTGATGACCGCAATTACCGCCGCTGCCAACAACAGCGCCGTGATTGACTGCCTGGGCTATGAACGGGCGGTGGTAATTTTCCACTCGAAACCAAGTGGCTCCGGCACGACTTCCGATTGCAAGTTGCAGGACGGCGACCAATCCGACGGCTCGGATGCGGCGGATATCACCAGCGCGACCTTTACTCAGGTAACGACCGCCGGTGGCGAGAAGGCGCAGTTCATGGAGGTCAATCTGGCGAAGCGCAAACGCTATTTGCGAGCGGTTCATACCGGCGCAGGGGGTTCGGCAGCCGGTCAGGCTTCTGTTGAAATTATCCTCTATCGTCCGCGCTATGCCGGCGTATCGCAAGACCTTACGGTTATCTCAATTTAACCCTGTGTTGGTTCATCAACAGCGACAGGAGTAACTTGACGGTTACTCCTGTCCACAGCATTCAAGGAGAGATATGCCTTATCCGCAACCCGGAGATACGGTGTTTATCAAAGGCACGGTAATCCGCACCCATAATCTACAGGCAGACGAAGACCCGGCTCGCCAGTCCGTTGAGGCGCAGACCGCCGATGGACAGCATCTCTGGACTAACCTGGCAAACGTGGTGACCGCGCCGAATGTGGTGACTGCGGAAGTGAAACCGAAGCCGAAATCGAAATAACCATGAGTTTAGCGGAAGACCCGATCTTGGGCGTCTCTTACATTGACCCGGAATACTTCCTCCAGAACGCGCGGATATTCGGGTGTGAACGGGCGGTCGAAGGTCTGAATGCGCCCGAAGCGCTGCCGCTTCTGGCGTCCGCCAGTCGCAGAATTGACGCCGAACTGGGGCGCAATTTCCTGCCCGATGAGATTCAGGAAAATCATGCATTTGACTCTGCGACGCGCCGCTGCGAGGTCAATTGCCCGCCGCTTCTGTCGCTTGTCAGTTTTAAAATCCGCAACAGCGCGGGACTTGTGACGAGCTACGCCGTGACTCCAGTTAGCGACGATGGCGAAAATAACATCATCTTCGGCTCTATCTTTTATAATCGCCAGCTAAACTATCTGGAACTGGCAAGTTCGGCAATTCAGTCGTCAGAAGCTGCTGCCGTAGGGATAGCAGAAACTCAGGTGGAAATTGTCTACACCAGTTACGCCGACGTGCCAAAAGAAGTGGCGGCAGCGACGGCCTATCTGGCGGCGCATCTGCTGAATGAAGCGAAAGCCAATAATACCATCGCCCCGGGGATTGCCAGCCTGAAAGCCGATGATGTGGAAGTGAAAAGACTTGCGCAGTCAGGCTCGTCGTTTTCGAGCCGTCTGGATGAGTCCCTGCCCGCTATCGTCAAATCGCTGTTGAGTCCTTTTACTCGCGTGGTTTTAGCATAGATATGTCGCTCGCAAATCGGTCTGCCCGACTTTGTGACCTTAAAGCTACTGACTTGCTCAAGTCAGTAGGGGCGCTGGCGTACTTGGCGCGGCATTCCTTAGCCATCTTCAACTGAAATTCCGATGTCATCATGGTTTACCGAGACCGATCTAGCCGCCTTGCGCGACGTTTCGGAGTCCGCCATGGCGGACTCCCTGACGATGTACGCGCCCCCTACGGGCAATCTAAGTGACAAGGGACAGGAAGCGGATATGCTCTACCCGGACGATTGGACGGTGGTGGAAAGCGGCGTAGCCTGTCGCTTCGCGCCAAGCCAACAAGCCGCCGCCGAACATCAGATTGCCGGGAAGTTGCAAAGCAAAGCCTTCTTTCGGTTACGAAAGCCGATCAATTCAGCGCCTCCTCAATCTTCCTACCGCATTCGCATAACCCATCAAAACGGCGCGGCGCTTACAGAGCCGATTGATTTTGAAGTCGTAACCGCAAAAAAGCGGTCGTTTGCTACCGCTTGGCTTGTTGACCTTGTTGAGGTGAAATAGTGAGCGGCGAATTAAGTTTGATGCACAACTTTTTTTTTGACCGTTTAGCCTCAGATACCAGCCCGGGGGGCTTTGTCGAACTCTTCGGCGCAAGCAATCTGGCAAGTCGCATTGGTGTACCGATTGCTGACCAAGCGGCGGCATCGCCGTTAGTCAATATCCGCAATCTCGGTCAAGTCGGAGGCGGCGCACTCAGAATCAAAAATCAAGGGGCTATCGTCTGGATTCAACAACGGTTTCTGGTTGTCGCTATCAATCAAAAGCGGCGTTATCCGTCTGCGATTGCCGCAAGGATGGAAACCCTTTTTGAGTTGACAACGGCTCTTGCGGTGAGTGGCGGCGTGATTCATCACTGCTACTTAGAAGCGCCTTATTCGACCATGTATGAATCAAGCGGCAAGGTCTATGCGGAACAGGGCGGATATTGGATAATCGCCGCCAAAGCCGCTTAACAAATCTTTCACAAGTTGAAATTGGCTTACCTGTTTCAACTGCTACTTTCAATCAATTTCAACTTAGGAGGAAACTACCTTGAGCGTTAGAAGCGCGGTATATTATCAAACAAAAGCGGCGTTGCAATCGGCAAAAGGCACGGCAGCAACGCTTGGCAGTATCGTAAACGGGGGCGGCTGGACGCGCCCGAAACCAATTCAGCGCGGCGGCACAATGCACACCAATCAGGGTGAGCCGTTCCCGTCAACCGTCGTGCCATCCACAAAGGGACACACCGAATCAGAGTTCGGCGGTAAACTGACCTTTAACAATCTGGTCTTGCCCTTCGCTACGATGTTCGGCAACGTCTCAACAAGCGCCAATGGCACGAATGGCAAACTAAGAAATTTTCAGTTAGGCAATGGCATTTCGATCACCCGAACCTATCTAACGCTTGAGTTTGGCGATTCATCACGCGCTAAAAAGATTATTGACTGGTTCGGCAAGGCGCTGACGATTTCGCTTTCAGATGAAAGTACGGATATTAAAATGCCGGGCATGGGCGGCGTCAGGCAAGACGACACAACGCCCACCTCGTCGCCTACATCTGTTACGCCGTCAATTATCAACCCGTCGGCATTTGATGTTTTCTTAGCGACCTCTGCCGCCGGGCTGGACACCGCAGAAGGAACGGCACAGGTAGAAACAGCAACCGTAGTTGGCACAATCGGCTCATCCGGCGCGGGTAATGCGACCGTTGTATTCACGAGCGCCGCCGTCACCGGCTCGCCAATCACCTTGCAAGTCGCGGTTGCTAATAACGACACCGCCGCGCAGGTTGCGGCGAAGATTATTACCGCGCTGCAAGCCGATGCCTATATATCGGCGGCGTTTGCAATCGGTGGTTCAAGCGCCAGTATCGTTGCAACCGCGCTAGTCAACGCCGCGAATGATTCAAGCCTGAATATCTCTATTGATAACGGCACTTGTTCAGGGCTGACCACCGCCGCCACTTCTGCTAATACGACGGCGGGCGTTGCGCCTAACAAGTTTGCCTTGCCGTACATGACGGAATTGAGCATCCCGGATATTGTCGGGCTGGTCTACAGAATGAACAGCGCCGATACGTCTTACCATGACACGGTGGCGCTGGCGGGAATCCCGTCACTGAAGGTTGAGACCGGCGATGATGATAACGAATACGGGACTTTGTTACCGTACATTGCGAGTGGCGCGTCACTGTTCTGGCGTATGGTCGCAAAGGGCGCGGTAATCGCCGGCGCGGTGACCTCACGCGAACGCTTCGCCATTGATATTGCCACCAAACTGCCGCAAGCGGAGGAACCCGGCGAAAATCAGGGCGCCGCGTCGAATGCCTTTTCGCTGATGGGCGTTCACGACCCGACTTGGGGCAAGATGTTGAATATCCAGCTTATCAACAGCGTTGCCGCCATCACCGGCACACCGTAATCGGCGCAATGTCCATTCGCGCAGGGATGCTCCGGCGTCCCTGCTTTAACCAATTAGCAGGAGACCCCCGATGCCATTTTTTCAGAATGATTCGCACGCACAAAAACCCGCCGATGCCGTCAAGGTAGATTTTCCTGACGGCTCCGATATTACCCTTCAGGTACATCCCGACGGTCCGCAAGTCAAAGACACCGCAAATTATCTGGTACTTGTCCAACGCTCGCAAAGAGCAGCAAAGCACCTTACCCGCATTGACCTTCTGTTAAGCGCCGGAACCTTGTCTAAAGAGGAATACGAGGCGGCAGTGAAAGATATAGAGGAGGTCAAGACACAGGCGGAGGCTAAGGCTCTGGAAAATCCCGGCGAAGATAACGAATACCCCGACAGTGATTATCGCCAGCATTTAGCGCAACTCAGCAATTCTTATAACGGCAAGCCTATTTCGCCGGAAGAGTTTACGCGGGCGGCAAAAGAGCAGGATAAGTGGTTGCTTGAAGCCGACATAAAAGGCAACGCCGTCCGTTACCTCAAACTGTGCGTTGTGGACTGGGACTACTACGAATCAAAGGAAGCCTTTGACAGAGGCGATTCCGCTTTGCCGGTAACGCAAGAAAACCTTGAGCGTTTCAGTCAAGACCGGCTATTGATAATGTCAGGGTCGGTGATTGCTTACTATCGCAAAAAGGACGCAAAGGGAAAAAAGCCACCAGAGATTTCGCTAAATACTTCTCGAACCCGGAAGACAGCAAGAGCCTGATACCGGAATGGGCAACCCGCCACTCACTCGCCATGCGCTACGGACAGCGACCATCTGACATTGATAGCTGGAGCGAACGTGACTACGGCGAAGCCCTTTCTTTCATGAAGGCTGAGGCGGGCTACAGCATAGAATACGACGAGATCAAAGAGCAAAGGAAAGAACTTATGCAAGTTGGCACACTATTAGATTTGCCGCGTGATTACTGGCTCAAGTTTGTTGTTGACGGCAACCTTGATAAAGAGGCATTGCTAAATGCCGGATATGACGGCGCGGGGCAACCCGATTGGCTTGAAGCGGAAATGAAGAAGTTGGGTTGGGTGGCAGGCGGTGAAGTTGTGCCGTTCGAGCAGGACGCCGGGCGTGTGCCGTTTACGCAGCCGCCATCAGAGCGCAAGCGGGCAGTAATCGTTGGAGACGTCTTTATGTTAGTCGAAACGCCAGTAGAAGAGATTACCGCGCCGCCCGCCGAAGTGATTGAAACCGAATAGCCATGCGTTTTACTCAGAAATCCAATATCCCGATAGCGATTGCCAACGTCAATCAAGACATCGCGGACGCTATTAAAGAAATTGGCGAGGGCATCGTGACGGATATTCGCACCGAAATGGACAGGGATAAAACAGGCGTCCACTATCCGAATTTGCCGCACCGCAGTTCTGCGCCGGGCGAATCCCCACGCACACAAAGCGGCGGCGTTGCCGCTTCTTACCAGTTTACGCCAATCTCTAAAACAAGCGGTATGGTTGGCAGTGATTCGCCGCTTGCTAAACGGCTTGAAAATGGCGATGTGACTTTAGCGCCGCGTCCGGTGTTCCATAAAACCGTTGAAAGTTGGCGAAAGTTAGCGTTAGAAAAATACAGCATTACCATACGCATTGGCGTAGAATCAGCGAGGATAAATTGACACTCCCCTAGCTAAAGCAAGGGGATTCTTGGGCTGCACCCCTGTGGGATGCATAACTCCCGAAGCGTAACTTTCTCTGTGTCCCAGAGTAGGAGAA